CCACAAATTTTTTAATTCTTCTGCGCGGGGTTTATCCCAAGTAAAGGTAACGGAGATAGCGGCAAGATCGTAATGCGGGGTCGTCGAATTAGGTTCTGTAAAATAAGCATCCGGATCGGTAGGTGAAAGTATAGTTTTCCGGGGGAATATCCTGGCCACTCTCATTTTTTATACCTCTCTACCTTCTCACACTCGGCATTTATAGGGCAACCGGCAGCCCAGGACGGCACGTTTTTAACTGTTTTAAGGATATCTTCCGGGGTTTTAGCGCCTTTCAGCGCCTCTACAACGAGCTCATCATGTACGGTAAACAGGATCCGGAAGCCGTTTGAGGCCATATTGAGCATAGAATCCACCATAATATCGCGTGCGGTGCCCTGTACGGCATTTTCTACCAAGGTGCCGCCCCATGTATCCTCTGGTACGTAGCGCTTAGTCACGGGGTTCGCAGCCATGAAAGAGAGCCTGTTTTCAGCACTCACCCGGGGGCGGTGGTATACCAGATCCCGGCCAGCCGGGAGCCGCATTCTCAAGAATTCCCCTTCCATACGCCACAAGATCTTACCTATCTGAACCGGTTTACCGGTATTAACCGCCCGGATAGCGGCTTCTTCCATGGCATACCAAAACCGGACTACTTTTTTAAAGGTAGATCGATACGCTTGAACCGCGCGAGTAGCCAAGTTTTCATCTACTTCGATATTATAAGTGGCACAGGTAGCCTGAAATTTCGTGGCCCCCATACCGAATCCGCATGCAAGAGTAGCCTGTTTACCTAACTGGCGTTCAAGTTTATTCTTTTTTGTTAAGTAAGCTTTATTGTAGATAACCCGGGCCATATGAACATAAATATCCGGGATCGCGGGGTCTGAGTCCTGGCGCCTAAAGATCTCTAGGCCCATTTCTTCCTCGGCAAGCCACATAACCACCCTAGCTTCGATCGCAGCGAAATCGGTAATGAACATTTCATATCCAGGAGTCGGAATAAGCATTCCGCGGATCGATGCCGACAAGGTTTGGAGTATTGAACCCGCGTAGAGTGTTTTAAAAGACTCAGGGCTTTCTTTAAGGATACGGATTGGAGCGACGTTATTGAAATCGGCTTCTGTAGGCTTAGGTAAGTTTTGTAATTGGACGAGTTTACCTGTCCAGCGCCCGGTCGAGGCTCCGTGATAGACAAGAATATCCCGTACCCGCCCGTCGGTTGAAACAGTATCAAGCAACGCTTGGTATTTGGCGTTACTTGTAAGTGAGAGTTGTTGGCGGAGTTGTAGGATCCTAAAGTTATCGCCCCCGGCTTTCTCCAATGCGGAAGTAACGGTTTTTTTAGTAAGATCCGGGAGCTTGCAGCCTTTCTTTTCCAGATAGTTTTTAATTGCATCTCTTTGGGTACCGGCATTTATCTCACCTCCCGATAAAGTTTGAAGTTTTTTAGTCAATTCGTCTACTTCTTCAGTAATACAAGCAGAAGCCTTTTGTACGGCGTCTACGTCGATACATACCCCGGTATCGTTTATGTACTGATCCAGAAACCATACTTTTTGTTCCCGCGGGCAAAGATCGGGAAGCCTTTGATCGATCTCTCTTTCGACTTCTACATCTTGAGCGCAGTATTTATAGAGGCGATCTAATTTTACTTGCTCGATAGGGCCTTTCGACGCGGCGATAAAACGCATGACCGTGTTTCCACCCATATCTTTTTTGTGTTTACAATCCAGGGCTGCGGCCGCGTTCTCTAAGGAACGTGGTAGGGCATGCGCCATACACTTAGCCGCGGTACAACGCCACTGTTTTATAGGTATGGGATCAGCAAGATACTTAGGTACGAGTTTATTAAGCCAAATACTTCTTTCAAAGTAGGCGTTATGGGCGTGGAATTCAGCACCCTCACCGCTTAGTTTATCTAACTCGATAATCCCGGCGGCCAAAGTTTGCCGGGTAAGAGTAACCACCGGGCCGTCGTCAACGGCATAGCAGAGGCACATTATTTCAGTGGTGGGGTGTTGAGAGTATACCCAGGCGCCAGACGCCCAGATATCACACTGGGATCGGCTTTCGAAATCAATATAGACTCGTTTAGTCATTTGTCTCCTTTTAAAATATCCCCCAAAACAACCGCCAGGCCAGCGGAATCCTTTTCCAAATAGGTAGACGATTCAAGTGGTGTTTAAGGTCCTGGGTGTACTGGAAGATATCTCTTTTGGCTATCTGTCTGAGTTTCTTAGCTTGTCGTCCGTTCATGTTCTTAGGCAGCACTTTTTATATTTCTTTCCGGATCCACAGCCGCAAAAATCGTTCCGGCCTAACGGGCTATACTTGTTTAAAGCAATATCAGAAACTAATATTCCGTTCATGTGGTCTATTTCATGTTGCATAACAAAAACCTCAAAACCCGAAGAAGAAAAAAGTTTTTCGTCGTTCTTAATAATAACCTCTAAATAACGAGAAGTTTGGAAATACCTCTTGGGAATAGAAAGGCAACCTTCACCAGTTAAACGAGTGGGTTTATTGCGGGATACTATCTCCGGGTTCAGTAACTCGATTTCCTGGTCAAACCTCTTGTTACCTAAATGCGCGGGGATTTTTACATAGGCATACCTTAAAGGTATCCCGATTTGAATCGCGGCAAGGCCCGCCCCTTGGGCCCAGGCACCTTTTAAAGACTCGATCAAGCGTTCTTTAAGGTGTAATTTTCTGACTTCTTCCCAGGAAGCGACTTTAGATACGTGTTTTAAAACTTGAGGATCAGTGATGATAGCCTCCCGAACTATCGGTAACGGGGGTTTATTTTCCGGATGAAAAATTTTAGCACCAATTTCAATTATTTTATTCATATTTTCCTTTTTAAGTGCGCGTGATTTTCAGAATGCGCGCCCCTCTGCCCCTTCTCAGGGAGTTTTAATCCCAGGGATTCTTTTCAATCGCCCCGGCTCCGGGTACTTCACCGGCTCCGCTGGCACTTTCAGCTACGGCGTCAAATTCGTCCTCAACGCGCGGCCGACTTGAGAACGTGGTATCGTCCGCAAGCTTTTGGATCCCCGCCAAATAGACGGTTACGCCATGGCTAGGCTTTAAAAAGGGCGCGATCGTGAGGATTGCCCTGACCCAGCAACCGGCGTACAACTCGCTAGGATCGGTGATCAACGTCTTATCCTGGCGCAAGCACTTCGGTTTTTCTTTGGAAGTGGTACGGACGACAACATAACCTTTTTCGTTATCGTCGATCTTCCCGTTCTCTTTGGCCTTATCGCCGTCCCTGAATTTAGTCAACTTCAGGGTGGAGAGATCCACATCGGGGCCAAAGTTAGCCCTTGCTACCCGGACGATCTCCTGGTAGAAGGCTTTCATGTTATCGACAGGCACCCATGTCGCTGCGACGTGCTTGTCGGCTTTTAACTTAGCCGCTAATTCGGCTTTTGGAAAAAGCATGGTGGCGGTAAACTTCTTATCGCCGTTTAACGTTTCGACCGCTTCAAACAACGCCGGGTAAGAAAGGCGGAAAGCGGGTGTCTGATAAACTACCCTGACTTGTTTTGTGTTAGTACTCACTTTTTCTCTCCTGACTTTTTGATTGTATACCCAATGTCGGGTATCTCGGTTAGGGTTTCTATTTCTTTTTTACGTTCCTTCCCTACTAACTTCTCCAGCTGCGCCGGGGATATCGGCTTGACTTTAAACAGCTGGTTGCCTAAGTCGGCGAAGGCTTTTAAGACTTCTTCATCGTTTTTCCACCTCCTGTGGGCTCGTTTTTTCCCTAGCTCATACCCTGGGATTATGTTTCCGGATTCAAGTATCCCGAAAGCATGGGTAGACACTGCGTCAAGCCAATCCTCAATACGATCGCGATAGTCTAAAATCTTAACGATCGTATCGATAGACAGCGACTTAACGTCTGGAAACACCAGTTCCCGGTTCGTGACAGGTGACAAGGCCTTACTTAGATCCCCGCGCAGCGAGGGGCATGTAGCCTTAGCTTTACAAAACTTACACCAATCCCCGGGTACTAACAGCGCATTTTTCTCTTTGGTCAACTCGATGTGGCGTAACATCTCCGCCTCATAGGTGTCAAAATATTCTCTACTGCATTCCCAGCGGCTTATTCCGTCGACGACCCGGGGCTGCAAGATCACTAATTCCGCGGTATCAAATTCGTATTCCCTGGCTATACCTACTAAATAGGTAAGTAGCTGGTAGTTATCGTCCGCGCGGACAAGTATGCCCTTGCCGTATTTGAAATCGATGACTATCGCCCGGTCGAAGGGCCTGATAATAGCCACGTCCAGGGTACCAAATACCAATCCTGATACAACTGTAACTTTTTTCTCAACCAGGAGATCCCCGCCTTTTTGAAGTTCACCTTTGACAAAATCAACAGCGGAAGCTACGGCCTCAGCCATTTCTTCTGTCACCTCAATTTCATCGATCTCCAGGCCAATCATATCGAACGGTGAGAGCTCGAAGTTTTTAAGACAGCGTTCCAGGACCTCATGGGCGCAAGTACCCTCTTTGGCGTACTCGGATTCGGTTTGTTTAAGCCCCTTACAAGCGGCTACGGATCCCGGGCAATTCCACCAGCGATCGGCGTTTGAAGGACTTAATTCTGAATGAAGTTTTTCACCCATGGCTATTCCTTTTTCTTGTACGCTAACAAGGCTTTTGCGGTGTCCGTGATCGAGGCTTTCGGGATCTCGAGAAGTTTTTTGACACCGACTTTAGTACACAAAGCCCTTACGTACTCAGTGAAATCCACTATCCCGCCTTCAGGTAACGCGGCCGCGATCTTTTGTGCTAAGGCTTTTAATTCTTCCACCGTTCCTGGTAACAACTCACCCGGCTTTGCGTCTGAGGCCTCCGTGGACGCGGGGCGTGCTACCGGTCTACCGGCTAAAATCACAATAGCCTCAAACGAGTCGGCTATCCTTTTTAACTCTAATTCCATACTCATAGTACCTCCAATAAGTTTTTGCAGTCTTTACAAACAGCTAATCCGTTTGCTCGACTTAACTCTTCTATCTCTTTCGATTTTTTACACACTTGACAAATACAATAGACGAATGTCGCACCCCCTTTCTCTGATAATATGGTCTTAATGTTTTCGCTCTTTGCGGCTAATGAGTCTACCGTTTTTTCGTCGACGCTATCTTCCGCGACAAGGAATTGAGCGAGGACGCCTTTTTCCTGTCCGATACGGCGCAGACGATCAACGGCTTGCTTAATTTTCCCGGGAACGCTATACATCTCGACGAAGATACAAGTATCGCAGACGTGTTGCAGCCCGTCAATTCCAATACCCGCCGCTTCAAGTTGTCCAATAAAGATTCGGACCCCCGGATCCTGGATAAAGGCTTCTTTAGCTTCTTCTTTTTCTGTAACATCTTCTTCCCCTGTAAATAGTACGGCTTTGGTTTTAAAGCGGTCTTTTAACGCGTGGGCCACATCTTTATGCCACGTAAATACCACGATCTTAGGTTTAGTTTCCAGGACTTCTTCAATATGGATGATAGCGGGTTTAACTTTTAATAGCCCTACGGCGTGTCTGATTGATAACACCGTAGTGTCGTCCGCAATTTCTTCCTCTTTAGTCAAATTTATTAGTTTGTCTGTCGGTTCCAGGTATATTTTTTCATAACGGATCTCAGGTAACTGCGGTAAAACATCCTCTTTCATACGTCGTAACATGATAGGGCTTAAAAGCTGGGCTAACTCTTTTAAATTACTAGCGCCATCAGTGTTAAAACCGAAAGCATCCCTGAAAGCCGCGCAATAGCGATAGGCATACCTATAATAATCCCGGAAAACTCCCAGCGTATCCGGGCAAAGAGATCTTAGTATCGGGTAAAGCTCGATCGGACGATTCAATACCGGCGTACCTGTCATCATCCACCGGCGGTCACAAAAGTTATGTACTCCGCCGCGCCCCAGGATCGCCTTAGTCCGTTTTGCCTCGATAGATTTAAGAAAGTGCGACTCATCAGCGATCAACACCGGCCAATGTGTTTTCAATGCCTCTACGATAGGTTCTCTCCAGGCTATATCATAATTAATGATATTGATCGCTTTTGGGTAAGGTATCGATCTAATAGTGGTAAGCTCTTTCACGATTGCCTGGGGGTACTGATCACTTAAAACTTTAACCCAGGTACGGCGTACACCAAGCGGACAAATAATAAGCCCTGACGTAAGGATTAAGGTTTTCATAGCCTCGATAGCCATGAGTGTTTTACCTAAACCCATATCATCCGCCAGGACAGCGTTTTTATTTGCTGCTAAAAAATCCCGGCCTTTTATCTGAAAGGGCATCAACGTTTTCACTAAAATTTCCCCCAAAAGTTATTCCAGCGTAACCGGATCCAATCGGCAAAAATCAGCACGCCTACTATAAATAAAACTCTAAACCCCCCATGCTCTTGTGTCTGCCGGGTGATCAGTTCTACGCTTTGTAAAAAAGTTAGTCTGCCAGCCATACTACCCCTATACAAAATAAAATACCACCAATTAAAACATACGGGTTAACCTGAGAAATATCTTTGATCGCCCAAGTGCACCCCTCAATCACCCAACGGATTACCGGCATTTTCAGCCTCCAGGTTTAATGGATCAATAGCTTTTTCAGGTCGTTTATAGAACATTTTTATCGCCCCATCTATTACATCAACGTTCTTAGTCCACTTTAATTCGACAAGTGATTGAGCCAAGCGGCTTTGATCCGCTTTCGAGGCGTGTGTCGCAGAAATCCCAACGTACTCTAAAAGATCCAGGATCTCGATCTCTTTTATTTCCGGATTCTCTTTGATAAATTTGGCCACGTGACGTTTCATAGGATCTTCGGGCATACGTGCCTGGGATTCATAGCACTGTAACGTGTGAGCCTCGCCAGTCAAATAAAGCTGTTCGCTGCGGTAATAGTGTACCGCCTCAGCCCAAATTTGGCCGCATGCGTTCTCAAAACCTACGAGATCTATATTCCTGGGGATGTGTATGATCCAAAACCGGCGGTTTCCGGTCACGTCTGATAAATATCCTACGTGTTCCGGGTTTACCGTACCTATAAATATAGATTGCCGGGGGTAATCTTTGGCGTGCCGGGCGTAGGCTAATCTGACAGTGTCCTGTTCTCGAGTGACAAAACTCTTTAGGGCGCTGGCCTCAGCCCATTTTAAAGCCACCATTTCTGATAACTCAATGATCCACTTTCCCTGCATCATGTGGATCGAATCTTTGGCGTGGGGGTCTAGATTCATATCCCCAGCCCACATCCTACCTAAAATCCTACATAGGGTGGATTTA